AATGCGCTGGCCAGTTGAGGCAATGTCTGCTGATCAAATTGAACGCCATTGATATCCGCCGCGGGAATAGAACAGTCGATAATATCGGCCACCTTTGAACGTCCGGAAACTTTAACTGACCGCTGCTTGGCATCGTAGGAAGGTGCCGCTTCGTCCACGTAGCCACTGATAACCTTTTCATCGCCAATGAACACCTCGCACGCAACACCACTTACGATTGGTCGAGATTTCTCAGATGCGCTCCATTTGTCTGTCAGCAATAACTCGAAACTATCCGCCGCCGTTTCCATTGACCTACGAATAGACACTTCTTTCCAGCCTGCGTATCTTTGGCCGTTGATTTTCAGCGTTACATTACTCACTGATCACCTCTAACGATTGGCCACCAATAACAAACCCTGGGTGATTCAGGTGGTTGCGGGCAATAATCTCATCGTCACGGCGAGCGTCGCCGTAAATGGTATGAGCTATCACTAACGCAGGCAGACGGGCATGGGGTGTATACGTGATCAACTCCGGCAGGCGGGCCCCTCGGATGCGTAGATCACGGGCCACCATTGTACGAAGGTCGGCCAATGACGCATACACCTCAGCTTCAACTGGTTCTGCGTTAACAGGATCGAGCGCTTCGACTTTCTCATCTATTGCCTCAACCAATAGCGACTGAACGGCCAACGCCTCTTCACGGGTAGTGAACGACGCATTAGCACTAGACCGCGCTGCCTCAGCAATAGCCACCCGCTCAATCAATGAGTGCAGCGCAAATGTATTCAATGCCTGTCGCTTTCTGTTTGCTGTATTCGTTGGAACAATTGGCCGGCCGTTGCCAGCATCGAATAATGTTTTGTAAATCGACAAAGCCTGGAGTGGATCATTAACGAGGTCCTGTACATTATTCAGCGCCCCGGAAATAGCCCCGGCCATTTCGGCGGGAGCGCGAATAAGATCAGCTATAGGCCCTGTAACAGATCCCACTACATCTTCAATTGCCCCCAATACAGCGTCCACCTCATCGATAACGCTCTGCACAAAATCGGCGGCCTGACCTACCACATCAAACGCCTTTGAAAAATCGTCAATGGCTGCCGCAATTGACTTATCAACAGAATCAACAACCTTCTCTTTTGTGTCTGCCGTAACCGTTGGCAGTGCCAGATCACCGCTCTCAACGCAGGTTAAAGAGAACGTCGCCTTGCCCCCCTCGCGAGTGCTCTCTTTTTTGCTGGCATTAATAATAGAGACGCGCAGGGTACCGAAATAGGGGTGTTCGAGTTCCCCAGGGCCTGGCTGCTCAATCGCACTGATCAGTGCGTCTCGTGCCGAATCATAATTGGGGCCGATGACGAAAACTTCGATGCTGAACTCTCGCGTGCGCCGCCCCATGTCTTCCACATACGGCTTGTCACGCTATGGATACTCATGGACCTCAGCTCGGCGGCCGAATTGCAGGCTATCGGTCTCTACCAGAAACTCGGCGTCCCGGAACCTACCCGTTTGGGTAGTACGATCACGCCAGGTCATTGTGGTAACCTTCCGGGGAATACAACAGGGAGATTAGTGCGATGAAATGGATTGTTTTTCTGATTACAGGAATGCTTTCTTTTGCTTTCTTTACATTTGAAGATATGGGAAAAAGCAGTGTTACGAATAAAACAAACACAACTTTTTCTATTGAATTTCCCAATGAGGCACCAGAACGAGAAGAAACTGTTAAATCCGCATTTAAGGTATTGATAAACACTTGCCCTGAATTGATGACATTTAAAAACGACATCGACAATATAAAGGCGGAGATCAGTCCATACCTTTATCAGTCTGAAAATCATGGTTGGGACGAGTGGGTTAGATTTGAGGTTAGCATCGCAGACAACACGACAGGCATTCCCAATCAGTACAGAGCCAATGGCCATCATCTGTGGTATAGCGTTGGCGGCGCACCAACACCAGGCATAGAGGTGACGAAAAACATAGGCGGTCAGTTTTGTGGCAAAGGATTGTTCGAAGGGTTTATTTCCGTTCCTGCTGCTGAGAATGTTTGGAGCCAACAACATCAATAGTTACCTCCAACAATCTGGCCTGAATAAACGTCAACATCCATGCCGTCTGTTTCACCTGCTGTGACTGTTGCCTGAGCGCCTTTTATATCCAACGTTAAATGTGCATTGGCGTTCACCATCTTTTCCACCGCAACCCGAAATTTTTCTGCAGCGTCATTATTTGTTTTTTCACGCGCTAAAGAAGCTTGAGCATTATCATTTCCAAAAAGTGACAACACGTGAGCAACGCTACGGCCAATAAAGTTACCAAAGTCAGTGTCTTCAATAAGTTTTGATATACCAGATCCTACTAACGCGCCCCCAGCCCCGGCGGCAAACACCGGCAAACTAGCGGCACCAATAGCCCCTGTACCCATTGCAGCGATACCCTTTAAACTTGGTGCATTCTTTAACAACTGCCACCTACCCGGTGATCTTGTTCTTGTGCCTTTACTACTTGAGCTACCCAGCGAGACTATTCCACCATCCATATTGACAACATAAACCGGCAACGGACTACCTGCACCAAACACCTCGCCAAGAGCACCAGCGGCAGCCCCTTTGCCGCCTTTTCTGCGAAATACTTTCCCAACGGCTACCCCACCCGCTAAAACCCCACCACCAATTAACAACGTCTTCATAATGTTCTGAGTATTCTCACTACCGATTTGGTTTGTAATATCACCCAGCTTTTGTATAGGGCCTAACAGGCTCTCATCCCCTAACTGCTCCCATGCGGTATAGATGTTTTGCAATGAACCGGCCACATCATTAGCGGCACGAGCAGAATCATTTAGCGTTGTCGTGCCATCAGCCTGAACATCCATAAATTTTTTCATGCTCTCAACCACACCTATGCGCTTGAATTCGCCCGCTACGGAGTTAAAGGCACGAATAGCCTCTGCATCGAATATCATGCCCAATTTTGTTTGATCACCTTTGGACTTTTCAATTATCTCGACAATCAGCTCATTAATAGGGCGCAGCACTTTTTCACCCTTCTTTAACTTTTCGGCATCAAATAACTCAATACCTGAATATCTTTTCAGATCTTTTATCTTTTTAGGGTCGGCTAATGTTCTCAATACTGCCTCAAATGCCGTAGCCGCCATCTCTGCCGATCCTGTCCCCTGACGGACAACCTGAAGCGCTGCACCTAATTCACGAATTGCATCTAGACCTGTGCGACCAGACGCGGAATACGCCGTCATAACGCGAGGGCCAAGCGCAGCTAAATTCGCCAACGTAAATGCCCCATCTTTTCCTTGTACGTTGAGAATGTCCAGAGCAGTTAATACATCATCTTTAAGTACAATTCCCATTTTCTGGAACTCGGCCATTACTTCACCGATCGCCGCACCACCCGCGCCTGTCGCCTGAATTGCGGCACCTATATTGTGGAGGTTGTCTTCAGCGAACTTTAGGTCACCAGTTTTCTCCAGAATGGCTTCTATAGCCGATGTGATCTCACCAGGGTCAACACGAATCTCTGGCGTTTGAGCAACGTCCAGTATCTGCTTTTTCAACTCATGTACTTTTTCAGCAGAGATGCCCGCAGAAATACCAAGGCGCGTAAGCCTACGCTCATCGTTAACAATTTTGTTTACTGTTGCACCAGTCGCCAACCCAGCCAACATACCTGTGTATTTATTACCCGCACTCTCAAAAATTCTTCCAGTGCTGGCGGCCACACGGGACATTGATCTCAAATAGCGTTGACCGCGCGCTGAAAACTGTTTAACCGACTTATCGTATTTCTTTGCCTGGCTTACCAAATTGCCAGACATATCAACTACAACACTGGTCTTTATTTCATTTTTCATTTAACCCGTAAATACCTGATTATTCGCCGCCATGATAGTGAGTGAATACGATGTTCGTCCCAGCCTGTTTTAGCCGCCAGTTGAATTGTCAGCCTGGCGAGAGATGGCACCAGACTGATCATCTCGCCCCCGCTCCTGCGCGCCCCCTGCCACAATATCGGCCACTTGAGCCGCTTCAAGTTGATCGGCTTTATGCTGCAACAAATTCAAATCTTCAGGGTGCATCGCCTTCAGTTCATCAATTGACAAAGGGCCCGAGATATCACCAATACGAACAATTTGCCGACGCAGAACGTTAATCCCAACCATCGTTGGACTAGTCACAAACTGAGGTGTGCTTTTGCCACTGTCGTCTGGAACGAAAACCAGCTTCTCACTCTCTTCGTTTGCATCGATCACATCACCCGCCGTTGGCTCTCTCATTACAACCGCGTTTAACCGTTTTTCACCGGCTTGATAACCGTGTATTAAGTCGAATTCAACTTTGGTCATCTGTTACATCCTCTCCACAGTACCAGCCATCTTCAACGGCGCTTTACCACTAGCGTCGTGAACCACCGGCTCAGTTGTAAACGCATCACGCATCATGTACTTCTGCCCTGTGTCAGCCTGAAAAATGACCGTGGCACCTGTGATACCACTTAGCTCAATCACATCAGTGTCTTTCGTAATCAGCGCCTGCGTTTCAATCGTCGCAGGAACATCTTCTTCTGAGTAATACGTCTTGCCACCATGCGCCTCGGGGTTGCGAGAGACACCGCCCGGGTTCAGCACCGCCTTGTTCTCAGTAGCGATCACTTTCCCATCAATTCGAATAGATACTTTTCCAGTAATCTGACTCATCGTTTAACTCCTATGTACGGAACTGTGACTGCATCGCCACGATGCGCAATTGACCGACCAGCTTCGGTTGATCCTGAATATCGACGCGGCTATTGACTGTATCGATCTGCACGATCAGCGACTCTTTGTATCCAGCCAGATCTTCACACCAGCCATTTTCAATAAACTGTTGATAGAGCGAGATCAGCTCCGCCCGAATTGAATCCGACGTGAGAATGGGCTGACCGGCTCCAAAGCGCTCACTGGTTGATGCCAGCTTGTGGCGCGGAAACTTCTTAGCGATCATCGCCCGCTGCTCAAACCGCACACGTTCCAGTGTTTCTGGCGTATTGATATTGAGATAACTGGTGTCGGCAATGCTGGATGCGTTCTCTTGATACTGAGTAATCTGCCGCTCAACATAGATCGAGCCATCTCCACCCACGGTGTATGTCGAGATACCGTCGAACAAAAACAGGTTG